ATAGAGACGAATCCATTCAGGCAAAAGAAAGAATTATGGACGATATCCATAATCTTTACCAGGACTTCATTCTCTGGAATGACACTATGATGACGAATGAAAATTTCGGCACAATTCTCAAAAACTTTTTCTCCGAACATCTTGACAAGAATGTTCTGTGACTATATACTAGTAGATGTTGCGCCGCAACATTGGTAAAACTTCGCTAACTTTAGGAAGGAAAATATATGAAGACTGTTACTTTTCTAGCCGCTATGCTTTTCAGTGGTAGCGCATTTGCTGGCACCGATGTTATCGCTCCGCCAGTCACCAAGTATGTTGAGGCACCTACTCCTCAGAAGCGTCCTACGAATTTCGGCAAGCTCGATAATCAGAAGGTTGCACAGAAGGTTCAGGAACTCACAACCAGAAAGTAATAAATATACAGTGGCCCCGCAATGGGGTCACTTTTCTCTATGGAGTCTCAAAATGAGAAACAAGATTATAGCCCTATTCACAGTTCTTGGTCTAACGGTAGGTCTTTCCAATACAGCAAATGCCCAGTGGGGTTATGGTTATGGATACGGCTGGGGTGCAGCTGGTGTTGGTCTAGCTGTTGGCGCTCTAGCTGGTGCTGCTATTGCTTCTGCCGCTAATCCCTATCCTTATGGCCCATATTATGGTCGATATTACGCACCGCCTCGTTATTACTATCCTGCGCCTGTCTATTATTATCCACCAGGCTACTACTACGGCTGGTAATACATAACGGAGGAAGAGAATGTGCTATTACACGGTAACAATGGATCGTGCTTCTAGTTCTTCTGGCCATACTAGAGCAATTATGATTGTAGATGCTAAAGATAAAAATGAAGCTACTGCCAAATTTCTAAATTCGTTTGGCGCAAAGTATTATAATGATATCAATGTCACAGAAGGTATTCATATCGAGAGTGACTTTGATCGGCTTTTGACAGAACAGGCCAAAAAGTATATACTAAAAGTTAAGAACAAGACGGCAGATGCTCCGCCTGTTCTCTCGTATCAGAATATGATCCATCTAAACTATGATTGAGGATGTTATGAGAAAGATGTTCCTTGTGTCTTTGTTACTGTTGGTAGCGACTCCGTCCTACGCATGGTATGACTCTTATGGTGGTTTTACATGTGGATATCTTGATCCTCTCACCTCATTTCTTGACGATATATTTGGACCGCCTTGTCCGCCTCCTGTTGCTGTCGCAGTTCCTGTGCCAGTTCCCGTAGTGCCTGTACCAGTCGGTGATCCATTTATGAATCCATATGGTGCAATTTGTCAGCCTATGTCTGACGGTGGCCTTGTTTGCCAATAAAACTGGAGAGTAAAATGAAAAACGTTTTTATTAGAGGCGGCCTTCAAGGTCTATTTGCTGTGCTTGTCATTACACTCGCATCGACGGCGCTACAAGGTGCTCCTGCGAAAAAGGAAACGAATACCGAACAGAAGATTGTTTGTGAAAAGACTGAAAACGTTCAGAAAACTATGGACGAAAAGAACTTCTTTCTTCTTCTAAATATGACCAATGACAGTGGTGTTGTCGAGAGTGTCTGGATTTCTGGCACGACCATTGTTATCACAGCACAGAAGGGTGAGGATTCTTGCTTTCTCGCTATGATGAATGATGTTACATATAATCCAGATACGCTTCAAGGTCTAGTAAAGGCATATGAAGCACAAAAGGGCAAGCAAAAGGATATCTAAATGGCGTGGGGTTATCATCTTATTCTAGATTGTTATGATGCTGACAAGGCGCTAATCACCAATCCAACAAACATCGCCGCATTTGCTAAAGTATTAGTAAAGCGCATTGATATGGTGGCATATGGTGAGCCGCAAGTTGTTCACTTCGGCGAAGACGACAAGCAAGGTTATACACTGGTTCAGTTGATTGAAACTTCCAATATCGTTGCTCATTTCTGTGACGAGTCTGGTAACTTTTACATGGATGTTTTTTCATGTAAACCATTTTCAACCGAAGCAGTATTAGAGACAGTAAATCAGTTTTTCGCTCCAAAGAAAATCAGGGAGCGATATGTAGAAAGGGACTAAAATGAGACGCAAACTAGACTTGGACGAAGTAAGAGATTTCATCGAGAACTCTTCGGAATCAACCAAGATTTATATTGGTTCTGACTCTGAAAGACATAGACGAGGCGGAGTCTGGTTTGCGGATTATGCTGTCGTTGTGGTTATTCATAAAGACGGTAAGCATGGTGCTAAAGTCTTTGGCGAGATTACAACCGAACGAGATTATGATCAGGCTAAAGACAAGCCACGTATGCGATTGATGAATGAGGTTATGAAGGCAGCACAGCTTTATCTAGACCTAGCAGATGTTATTGGTGACAGACAGTGCGAGGTCCACATCGATATCAATCCAAATCACAAGCACGGTTCTTCCTGTGTTATCAGCGAAGCGGTTGGCTATATTCGTGGTATGACTGGTGTAACTCCTAGAGTAAAGCCAGAGGCGTGGGCAGCTTCTATCGCCGCTGATAAATTCCCAAGCCTATAGTTTACTAAATACTAATTCGCTAGGCAGTCATATTGCCTAGCGTTTATCTGTCGGTGACTGCGAATGTACCAGCACCGACAATCAACTCCTACGACCTCGTCGGCACTCGCCAAATCAATCTCACATTTCCTTCATCTTTCGTTATCGTGATATTGTGCGTGGTCGTATATAACAGAAAGGTACTATTATGAAGAAGATTTTACTTGCTTTCATTACGGTACTTGCTATTAGCGGTACCGCTGAGGCAAGAAATCAATATTCAAACGGAGCAACAGAGCCTAATCTATTAGACTCTATTCTCGGCACTCCGAACGGAAACTGGAGCGTAATGCCCAGACTCCATGGTCGTGCCAGACTTGCTTCGAGACACCATAACACCCATATGGCAGGACGAGGAAGAAACGCTGGTGCTTCGGCATCAATCGTTGCATACGGAAGAATGCTTCAACATTCTGGTTTCCGTGTGTCGGAACATCCTGCTTTTGGAGGAGTCCATCATGTTCATCATGGTTGGGCTCATTATGCTGGTCGGGCAATCGACATCAACATAGGTCGTGGTGTAAGAGAGGCATCTAATCGTTCGACAAGATCGAAGTTTGATGCCTTGGCTGCGAGAGCCAGAGCGGCAGGTTATACTGTGCTTTGGAAGGTAGCAGGCCACTTTGATCATATACATTTACAGAAGTAATATATAGAGGGTGGGGAGAAATTCCCACCCTTTCTTATAGGATAAATGATTATGGTCGAACTTGTAACAAAATGGACAGAACGAGCCAAGAAGGCAAGAGAACGATTAGATATCTGTGTAGAGTGTGAGCATTTTGAAAAACAGTTATACGTTTGTAAGAAGTGTGGCTGTTTTATGAAAGCCAAAACTATGTTTCCCAGTTCATCGTGCCCTGTAGGCAAATGGGACAAATACACGGAGGAAAAGGATGTATAGAACATTTAACATCAAAGAATACTGGCCGCAGCCAAAACCTGGCGAACTTATCCAGCACGAATATTATAACCCTGCCGATCAAAAGATTATCGGTAATGTTTTCTACACGAAGCCAAACGACCGTTATGTGTATCAAGAAGACTATCATGGCGGTGAGTGGAAAGCAACATGGGTTATGGACTACAATCATCCAAATGGTGTGATGGAGTTGGTCGATATCTATCCTGCCAAAAAGTATCAGTTCTGGACAAAGTATAGAACAACTGCCTTTGTTGCTGGTAAAGAAATACCATGGGGCAAAGTCCAGAAGGTCGGTGACATAATTGATCAGGAACTCCAAATCTCCGCAATCAAGTCTACACCATTCATTTGGCCAGAAAAGGGTCGTCAAGTTGTAAACTTCGTTGCTCACCATGAAACATTTGATGTTGGCACTACTGTTTATAAGGACGTTTTGGAAATCGCTTATGACCAGACATTTGGAAAGATGACTGCTGGTGCCAGATCATTTCAAGCCAAAGGAATTGGAATCGTTCAAATGCAGTGGCGTGGTTTTGGAAAAGATGTGGGAACTCCTATGCCAGCGGTGACAAAGACTGGTCCTGGAACCGTAACGGAAGACAAGAAGATAATTTGGTATTGACTTTCTAGACCACCTATGCTATATTATGAGAATGCGAAAGATCAATAAGAACATTCTCCATACTCTGGAAAAGATAGCGGCAGCTAATCCGAACCCCACGGAAAAGTTTGCCGCTGCTGTCGTTTGGAATAATAAAATCATTTCCATTGGAATGAATAGTATGAAGTCGCATCCACTTCAAGCGAAGTATTCCAAGAATGAACATGCCATCTTCCTTCACAGTGAGATTGATGCCATCAAGAATGCTCTCCGTGAGATTGATGTGGATGATTTTTCTAAATGTGACTTGTATATTACCCGAGTAAAGAAAGAGAAGCCATTTACCAAAAAGTTTGTGTGGGGTCTATCCAAGCCTTGTGCTGGTTGTGAGAGGGCTATAGCAGCCTTTGGTCTAAAGCGAACCATATACACTTGCGATGAAGGATATGAGGTGGTAGAATGAAAGCATGGGATATGTTGAGAGAGCAATTTAAGCCTGATGGTAAAGGTCGATTTAAAACTACCGATGCTATGCTAGTAGCAAAGCAGTTAGAAAAAGAAGTTGAGCGGTTACAGAAGTATGAAGAATTGATAAAGTTTATCGCCGAAGATTATATCGAACTATCATATGAAAAAGCGCAGTGGCAGCGTAATGATTGGCGAAAGCGATGTGAGAAACTTATCAAATCGGAGTATGAAAATGAGCGATAAAACACTAGAAGACCTTGTGGAAGAATGTCCATATGAAACGAAACTGGCCGTTACCGCATGGGTAATGAGACATATCGTTGAACATGCCCAGGATCCTGGTTCTTTTCGGTATCTAATCTATCAACGCCTAGGATTTGGTTCTGACGCCTATGTGCCTCTGTATATGGCTGGTGGTATGGAAATCTCCAATGAGTTTGATATGGAGAGAACGAATAGAATTAAAGAAAAGGTTAGAGAAGAAAAGATTGTTGCTCTGAAACCGCTTCTTGGTTTGTGCGATGAACCAGGATGTTTCAATAGTATTAGCACTGGTTGGCCTACCAAAGATGGCGGTTATCGTATGACTTGCTCCGAACATCATAAGAAAGAAGTATGATATATATTGTTAATGTGTCCGAGTTGGCGAGAGTCAATCGTGAGTATTGGTGCTGTGAATATGTTATCACTTACATCGGCTCCGCTGACTGTCCTGCGAGCGATTGCGAATTAAGAATAGGAGAAACTAATGGCTAAAACATTTAAACAAGCATTTGCCGATGCTAGAAAAGCAGGCAAAGATGTATTTCTTTTTGACGGTAAACTATACACGACCGAGGTCGCTGTAAAGGACGCTGACGAAACAAAGTTTGTTGACGTTACCAACACTGTTGCTGACGCTAAGGTTCCTACTGCTGGTAAACTAAAGAAGAACGTATGGCCTACGCAGCGTGAACTTCGTGCCAAGTTTGGTACACCAGATTACGGCGGAGCATTTAGAAAGCATATGGTTCAGGTCAATCTACCATATACCATGTGGATGGACGATATCAAGATTACCAAGACATGGATGAATAAGTCGTGTGCCGATTCTCTTGTTCGTGTTCTAACATATGTGTGGGACGAGAATGGCAGAGACTATGATAAGATCAAGGCACAGCAACTACATGTCTTTTCTGGTACCTGGAACATTCGTAATATGCGTGGCGGTTCTTCTCTTTCTACTCATGCTTTTGGTGTCGCTATTGACATTGCCGCACCTTGGAATGCTCTTGGTAAAAAGCCAGGATACAATAAGCATTCTTTCACTGAAAAGTCTCTAATCGTTCAGGCATTTGAGGCAGAAGGTTGGGTTTGGGGTGGTCGTTGGGAGCGTCGTCCTGACGGTATGCATTTCCAGGCTGCCCGTATCTAATAACTGGAGTTTTTGTTATGAAGATGATTCACAAGTATCCGCTTGGTACGGATATTCATCATAATATGGTGACCGAGATTGAAATGCCCAGAGGAGCACAGATACTATCATTACAAATGCAGGGTAGTATTCCTGTCCTCTGGGCCATCGTCAATCCCAAGAAAGAAAAGCGTAAGTATGTGTTTCATGTCTTTGGTACTGGATATGAAATGCAGGATTATGAACGAAAGCATTATGTTTATGTTGGCACGGTTCAGCAATCAAGTTGGACAACTCTTGTTTGGCATGTCTTTGAGGTGATAGAATAATGACAGTATTGAGATCCTCACAGAATCCGAAGGTAAAAGACTGGTCATACGATGTCATAACAGATTCCTATCGACATATTTCTGGTGTCACTGTTGATAGAATTGATATAGATAGAAACAACGGTGATTTAGAAACGGTACTAGATAATGCTCTAAAGATGGCTTCTGTAGGAGCCACAGGAGCGGCCCAGGGAGACGTTACGATGCGCCCACTTGGCACACCATATTCGATTATCTATAATGGACCGCCGCCAAGCTATCAATCTGAAACAACAACAGATGGAATGGTGGCCCAGCCTATCGATACTTTGATAAATGTAGGAAATTTTCAGAAAAATCTCACAATACAAACAGGTCTTGGTGATATCGCTATAAATCTCACTACAGGATATATGTCTATACCACCAGGTGTCGGTCGTGCCGATGCTATTCGTGAGTTTTGGCTAGGCTTTCAGAAGCATTTTCAGCCTCTTGATAAGAAAAGTTATGATGACAAAATACTTAAACTCGAAAGAGAATTGGCAGTAGCAAAAACTTCTGCGGCACTAATGCGGGCGGAAAATCAAAAAGAAGCCAGTAAGAGAGTTGCTGAAAAGATTGCCAAGAAGTATGGCAACGAAAAGTTTATTATGATGAAACCCGCTGACCTAATCAAGTTTATTGAGGAAGAATGAGTGACAATCAAGAACTAATCCAACAACTACATGAACTGGCGGACTGGGTTGAAAAACACAACTCAGTCCATTGTCATTCTGTGCCACGAAAGGCAGCATATACTATTGCCAGACTGGAAGAAGACAATCACAAGATGCGCCTACAGTTGAATAAGAGTTTTTGGTCTATCCGAGACATATATGATAGAGGTATTGGCGCTATTCGACTGTGGATCTACTTGATAAGAAAAAAACTTACAAGACCTTAACTTTGCTTGATGTTATCTGACCAAACAACTCTGTAAAATGCCCTTTACTATCCAATGAGTATGGAGAGGGCACAATCTTTCCACCAAGTCTTCCTTGAACTCGAATGTTACCACTTGCTACTTCTGCTTTTAATGATGAACGATAAGACGAACCACTTCGTCCTAGTCTTAATTCAATAGTGAATGTCATCTGTAGTTGTGGTATTGGAAGTTTAAGAGGATTCTTTTTAAGATAATAGAATCCGCCTCCACCAATCTGTATATAAAAACAGTTCTTTTCTTCGTAGTGGTCATATAAAAAGTCGATGGGCGCTTCTATCTTGGCATTTAGAGGAACCAATAGCTTTCTTTTTGTTAGTTCTTCCCACATAGGCTTTGTTGCGGTCAATGGTAAGCCCTTTATAGCGGCAGCTACCTGTGGTATATCGTTTTCTTTAGCGTAGTTTAACAGATTGTTTAGGTCTTTGGCCTTAGGCTGTAGTATCTTGCGAAACATTTTATCCAAATCAGGATCTATTTGACTTTTTCCAGCCTGTATGAACTTCTTTGTTCTCATATCATAGTTATAGGATGTTCCACCCATTTGCGCTTTGCTATCTTGTTTGATTTCTATGTTTAGAGGCTTGCTATGTGCCAATAACACCAAATCTGGTTCATGTGCCGAAAACGCCGCTGTCGAGGCGCCTTCCTTAATCTGAAAACCTTTTACCACCTTTATCTGTTTTTTAATCTCGGTGAGAACTTTCTTTTCGTAAATAACGCCGCCGGAACCTACAGTCATATGAATCTCCTTTCACCTATTTATAATATACATAAATAGATATGTCAATAATATTTTGAGGGACCATGATTAGACTTTCACAGTATATTACAGAAGCGGCGGCCGAAAAGGATCGCCATCTAACACATATTGAGGACGCCGTTCTGGAAGGTGGTGTTGCTGGCACTCGCAACGCCATTCAGTTTCTAATCTCCCTTAGAGATATGTTTGCCGATGATGGTCAGACCCTATCCGAAGCAAGAGGCGGCCTTATTCTTAGAACCAAGTTCGACGGCGCTCCTGCTATCTATGCTGGTATCAATCCTGAAAACGGAAAGTTCTTTGTTGGCTCAAAGTCTATCTTTGCCAAGAACGCTAAACTAAACTATACAGAAGCTGATGTTAGAGCCAATCACCAAGGTGGTCTGGCTGATAAACTGTCTGCCGCTCTAAAGTATCTGCCAGAACTAGGCATCAAAGGCATTGTCCATGGCGACTTTATGTTCTCCAAAAGCGAACTAAAGGACGAGACCATCGACGGCAAGAAGTATATCACATTTCGTCCTAATACAATCACATATGCTGTTCCCGCCGATTCTAAACTGGCACAGCAAGTCAGAGCAGCCAAGATTGGTATCGTATTTCATACCACATATCATGGCAAGACGATGCAAACTCTCCAGACGCATTTTGATATCAATGTGAATAACTTCAATCCATCACGAAATGTGTGGTATAGGTCAAATAAGTTCGTTGATGTGACTGGTCGTGCTACTCTTACAAAGGCAGAGAATGCTAGACTAACAGGCATTCTATCACAAGCTGGTTCGCTATTCAGAACAATACCTGCCTCACTAATGAACTTCATTGCTACAAACGAAACACAAAGAATCCAGATTATGTCCTTCTACAATCAGCGCATTCGTGCTGGTGAACATATGGGCGCAGGACATACAGCACAGCTAATCAAATGGGTCGGTGACAAATACCAAAAGCAAATAGACGACGCCAAGATGCCAGCGACTAAAGCAAAGCGCAAGGCTGAAAGAGATATGATCCTTAGATGGTATCGCCAGAATGCTTCCGATCTAAAGAAGATATTCCAGCTCCAAAATCTATTGATTGATGCCAAGATGCTACTGATTGCCAAGTTCAATCAGGTGAATGACCTAGGCACATTCTTACATACAGCCGATGGTGGTTATAAAGTAACAACTCCAGAAGGATATGTGGCTGCTTGGTCAACTGGTGGTGATGCTGTCAAACTGGTGGATCGCATGGAGTTTAGTAGAGCCAACTTCCTAGCCGTCAAAAACTGGGGGAAATAATGAAAAAGGAATCAGAAAAGAAGCCTACGCCTATCGTCAAAACTATTCGTAAGATAGTAAAAGAGGCAAGAAAGAAAAAGTTATATAAATAAACAAATAAACCCGCAGAGGGAGCGAGTATGAACAAGGATTCATTCG